AGTTAATGTCAACATCTTTGAAATCGAACTTTATCTCTGACTCCATGTCCTTAACGTGCTTCGTGTCATGATGCTCAGCCCAATCCGACTCCTCCAAAGTCCCGTGAATGATTACATTATCCCCTGCATTCGTGTTAACAATCTTGAATATCATGTCAATCCTTTCATAAAAGAAAAAGAGAGTGCAGGCTTCGAACCTGCGTCTTCTACCGTCAGAACGGTAGCTATCCTACCATTGAACGATTATAGTTGGCTAACTAAGGCTCGTCTAGAACTCATGCCTAGCTCAAGTATCTTAGCCTCCAACGGTTTGTACTCCCTCTCCTATATTAGGCGGTGTTTTCCTTGCGGAGCGTGAAGGAAAAGATGGTTCCATTGTCAAAATTATCCATTGAATTGTTCAACTCCATACGATATGTGCGACCACCCCCATCTTCTTTATAGAATATAAACCCCATAGGTATCACAGACTCAGATGTCCCTGTATTAGGACTTGTCACCATTTTAGGAACCCAATTTCTATCCTTAGAGAATTGTCGTCCCTTATTCTCCAAAGCAATTGTTATGAGATAAAGAACCGCTAAAACGATAAAGACTACAATTACATCAGACATGATAGTTCCTTTCTAAAATATAATACTAAAACAGAAGCCACCAGATAGCCCTAATGGCAAACCAAATTACTACAAGCGCTGCTATAAGTGGCCAGAATAGCAATATCAATCCAAATGCTATACAGAAAATTCCGATAGCCGCAGCAATGATACCGAATAGAAGTTCAAACACGATCCTCACGCTCCAATCGAGCTATTTCAAAGTCTAAATATTGTCGAGCTTTCTTTAAGTCTATGAGAATATCATCCTTCCTTCCTGCTCGCGATATGTATTTAAGGACGTTACCCAAATTAAAATTCAAGTCCCAATCCTCGATCACTAGATGAGGCTCGAAATGTCTTCCGGCTACATAATACTCTGGTGCTGAAATTGCCCTATCCTCTGGGTATTCTGGAATCGGCTGGTCGGTAAAATCAATCATTATTTCTCCTATCTATGACTGGGTAAGCATGAGAGTATAAAATAATTCGTGTTCAACGATAGTAGATTCTTTACTAATAACACAGAAGAATTCAATCTTTGCTGTACCAGTAGGAATCATGAAGAATTTAATCCCTGCACACTCACTACATGTTGTTTCAAGAATATCTTTGAGTTCCGAATGCTCCACGACTGATTCGGCAAGTGAATAATATTCCTTTCGATCATTGTAGAACCACTCATTATACCAGGAAGGCCCGTTTTGAATAAAGCAGTTCCTAATACCATTGCATACTTGATTGATGTAATCGGGCACAGTGTTATTGAAAAAATCCATGATAGTATCCACTCCTTAAGCAAGAGACAAAGTATAGACCGGTGCATGCTCAACGACTTGGCCACCATAACTAACAATACAGAAGAACCTGATTTCTGCTCGTCCGGAAGGAACCATAATGAAACTAAGTCCTTCAAATTCCTCGGTAGCTTTGTTGAGAATATCTTTAAGCATTGAACGTTTTATTACAGATTCAGACAAAGAGATATTATTTTCTCTATCCACATAAAACCACTCATCATACCAATCTGCGCCCATACGGATGTAGCAGTTTTGAATATCATTACGTACTTGATTAATATAGTCAGACACTGTATTATTGGAAAGACTCATAACTAATCCTTTCTATAGAAAAATAAAAGAGGGCGTTTTAACCGATGCTTAAATTTTTAGTATTTAAATCTCTCTAAAATCTTGATAATTTGATATATACCTCCAATCAAAATTATGATGATTTGGATAACAGCTAAAAATATCTGCATAAACAGTCCTTTCCGCCCTCTATAAATGACTGTTTATTTCTTACGGATGCAATATAATATTTGCCATATGGTATTCCTTACCTGTATCATGCATGCAGAATGATAGTTTGAGTGTGTTGCTCGGTTCCTTTGGGTTGTCGTCCAGAACATCAAGTATCCAATGCGCTTGTCGTAAAATACCATTATCTTGATTAACTACAGACCGAATCTTCGGATAACAAACATCCCACTTATGGTCATTCTCCGCAACTATGTCATTAATATTTTGAAGAAACAATAATATATAAATAGCATAAGCTCGTCGAGATTTTGCATAAGCTAGTTCATAAGACATATTAGTATCCTTTCTAAAAAAAAAGAAAAGTGGATGATTGCATTCATCCTCTTGAGTATCGCCAGTCGCGGGGTTACGCAAAATCAGTTGCGCCCTCATCACCGTTTCGACTGGGCTCATGAATCTGATTATTCACAAACCCTCCATCGTACGTAGCATCAAGCTTTTCCTTCTATTATAGTGTGTGCTTTTTATGCGAATTTGTTCGTTTCTCTTAGAGCTTAAAGACTTATTTATTCTGATTAACGTAAAGAAATTTCGCTATATCATATACCACCCTTGAAATATCGTCATGGAATGTTAACGATAGTATATGATCTTGTTTTGTGGTATCACTATCAAGGACATCAAGTGTCCAATGAGATCCAAGCAATATGATGGTGTTTTGATACATTATGAAAATTTGAGCTTTCTTGTAACAATCGCCCCACTCTAAAGCATCTTCGTTAACTATCTTTTCAAGGATTGAAACAACTAATTTGATATAAGGAATATATTCCTTATCAACGTCCTCAATTCCAGGCATGGTAAAGCCCTTTCTAAAAGAAAAAGAGAAGGCCCTGAATATAAATCAGAACCTTCTCTTTGAGGTAAAAGATCTACTTAAGGCAAGCGAATGTCCTTGCCCTTATCGATTAACCCACGGATACCTCCAATCACACCACGGAAGAATATTCCTACTACATACCCAATAGAATATATGGGCATTAATACAAATACAAATCCGATAGCGGCCAATATTCCGAACAAAATCAACGCTTCAAACATTCTTTCTCCTTTCTTTGAGTTTTACCTCCTACTAAGGATTGTGATTTTTTAGCGGATTTTGGGTTTCGTTTGATTAAGGAAGCATGCATAGCCAAATATCTCTTAGTCAAACGCTTTTTATCGTTCTCTTTAATTTCATTAGTCATAGTAATCTCCTTAATTAGAATTGTTATGCCGAGGTCGGAAATACCAGTCCTCTGGGTCGAGAAGAACACAGGAAAACGGTTTACTTTTATTCTTACTTTTCTTTTTGTAATTTATAAAGAATGTTAATCCACATCCGCTCTCTATAAAAGATATATAATATTTCTTTGATTCTGAATTTTTTGGACCGAATATATTAGTTAAACTAGTTGCATTGCCAATATAAGAAGGGAACATCCAGCGAGTCTTAGATTTAATATAATTTAGTCTCCATGTAGCATAACTTATATGGAATATTTCTTGGATAAGATTACTCATATTCTCGGCAGCCGTTTGGCATTTCTTAGGAAGGGCACTAATATACGTTACAAACCGCATAATAACATTCCTCTCTAGATTATTTTTATTAACATACGACTTGCGGAAAATAGTGATTGGTATCCCTATTATAATGCCATAAAGTTAACTTAATATGATGCACCCGACACACATTAATGACAGCCACCAGTGCTACTGTAAGACCTGTCACGTAAAGGTTCATACTCTTCTCTTTGTTTGGGTTATCGAAGAGTTGCTTTATACGATCTATAGCAATCTCGTTAATTCCTATAACGTCTGTGGGATTAATCAGTTCATTGAATATATAAAGACCGTTTACTTCCGGGATTTCATGACGACCTTTGATTAGACCAATATTCATAAACATCTTCCTTTCTAAAAGAAAAGAGAAGGCCCTGAATATAATTCAGAACCTCCTCTTAGTAACTAGACTAATTTAGGACTTGTCAATAGTTTCAAAGTAAAGCTCTACATTCCTCCGGATTGCCGGAATGCCTATTATCAATCCTATTAGCATATACAGACAAGTAAGTACTAAACTACAATACCCAAGATCAAAAGTCTCAGGAATGTGGTTTAACAAATACCAAGCTGCTGATAGATCAAGTATAATAAACAAACCATACGTAAATCCAGTACCAAATGCATACCTAATTTTCCTCATCTTTTAGACTCCTTTCTAAGTCTAGTCCTATACTAAGGTGACTTTTTTATGCGAAAATTCATAAAAGCCCTATACTTATTAGGGGTCCTTAATTCTAACGCCTTAAACGGCCTTACAATAAGCCGTTTACCTGGGGTTTTGTTGATGGGCTGCTTGTATGTTTTTAATCAATTTAGGAGGGTTATCCACAGTATAGCTAATATAATCGATCTGATTTATCCAACCAAACATACTGAAATCTATAGCAGTTATTAACTTCGGAGTAGTTCTGGTATATACAATAAACCCCGTTGAATAAAAAGAATCATCGCGTTGAACCAGTTCATAAATATTATCTAAAAGTATATTTGTAAAGTCTTTCTTAGTCAAAATTTTATCAAAAAGCATCACTAGAGAAAAGTTAACAATGCCTTCATGCAGAACTTCCTTAGCCATTTTTTCAGATAATGGAGTATAAACAGTAATCATGAATATCTTCCTTTCAAAAAAAAAAGCAAAGGAGTGAACATTTTTGTCACTCCAATTGCTTTAGTAGTAATTTTTAGAAACTAGAACATTACAAGCCGAGCATCCGGGTTGAACGGAATCTCATCGCTAAGCGATTCAACAGCCAGCTCCTCTGCCATCTTATCCACGACTTTCGGCTTTATCCGAGCGTCGGGATTGAAGTCAGATAGAGCACTGCGAGTCTCCTCGTCGTCACGACGAACTTCTTCATTCCTCCTACGAATCTCCTTGAACATTTCAAACTCCTTTCATAAAAGTTTACCTTCTATTATAGTATGTGCTATTCTTGCGAATCATTCCTTACATTAGCCACGATCGCAGGATGTTCAATACACTCATCTTTCATATAATTAGGACATATACTCTTCATAGCAAATACAAAAGCGAGCACAAGCAAAATGAATATGTTAATAAACAAAATAAAATCGACAATTTTCTTGAACATAGTAACTCCTTTCTAAGAATTATCTGGTAAAGCTTCTTTGAGCCAAGGAAGCCGCTTTACAAATTCTTCTTTAATTTTGGTCATAAGCTCAACCATCTGAGAATGACTGGCCTTATCGCATCTTAGTTTAAACACAGATATCCATTCTCGTAGATTGGCCGTCATGATAAGAGTTGTTGCTGTGTCTAGTGGTAGTATTCCACGAGCTTGTTCTTGAGGAACCCCACGATTTATAAGGTTGCGGTAATAAACATGAATATTATCCATGTTTCTCATGTACTCTCGCCACCCCTCCCCAGGCTCTAGCCACAGAGGTTTTATAAGTAGGAGCTCATCATAGTAATTACAATATCTAGTGCTTTCTTGAGTAAAAGCACAATGACGATGGCGCACAAGCTCATTTGCAATTGCTCGATTCGTAACAATTTTAACACTAATGCATATATGTTCAAACGGAGACATGTGTCCCCAACTAATTAGTTTCTTTATAAATTCTTCTGGGTTAGATATCTCTTTAGATTCAGATGCGGTTTTCGCATGAGACACCTGTGCGTAAGAAGCTATAGCAGAAGCTATATTGTTTGGAACGGGAATGGATATCATCTCAAAGTACTGGTTAGTTATGCGTATCATAAGCCCTCCTCCATTTTCCATCAGCATATTCATCAGCGAAATCTTGTTCAAGCAAGTCATAATTTATATGAACTTCGAAGTTATAATTATCATCACGTGAGATTCCAACACTAATAGGCGGTATGTCATCATATGAGGAAGGAAAAGTAGATGGCATCTTCAAGACAGTTTCTACGAAGACCCCATCCAAAATATAAGGCAATTCTCGATCGCTTATTTTACGAGCTAGACGTTCCTTTAGGAGATCCATAAAGATATCTTCGAATATCCTACAATGATGCTTGATACATTGGTTAATACGCTTTAGTGCCCTTAAATTCTTATTGCGCCTTGAATACTTATAAGAAATATATTTCGTAAAGTTCATCGATTAACCTCCATATCAAGAAAGTCTACATAGGCATCTAGATCAATAAGAGCATTTGCAATACCGAATAGAATGAGAATCTGGTTTTCATTACGATGTACACTGCAATCTTTGAATCGAGGATCGTTTGAAACCTTTCGGTGCCAATCGTCGATCTCCTTGTCACAGTTCTTGTAAAGGACCTCTTTAATATCTTGTTTAGAAGCTCCCTTCTCACATTCTAGGAAAGTATCTCTTAGAACGTTATGTGTAAGTTCCTCATCCGCCAATGAGCGCATAGATTTAGTCATAAATTCTTGACAAAACATCTGTTCCAATCCGAATACATATCCTTTATCGATAAAGTAACCTTCTGGAATATAACTCATACTCAATCCTTTCTAAGTGAAAAAATAAAAAGAGAGGGAATTAACTCTCCTCCCGCTCCAAATCAATTGCATCATCAATCAACCCAAGCGCATGGTTGACGATAATGCCTGCAAATTTCTTCCTTTCCTCCTTCGTGGAGGCTTGGACATAACGGTCCATAGCCCCTTGAAGGACTCGAAGATTGCATTGCATGCACCACGCTGTAGTACCATACTCTGCTTCGGTCATATTAATCACCTCCTCTCGATTTGGAGCGGTAAAGAATATAATTCCCTCTCATTAAAACGTGTGATAAATTTGCGAAAAAAGGCACCTCTGTGGAAATTCCACAGAGGCTTGATGCCTTTCTTTTTTTTTTTTTAGAGCTTATTTAGTCATATGGTCTTCTTTCCCCCAGACTGTATAGAACATACAATCCCTAAAACGCTTGAATCCGAACAACAGATTATACTCATATTCCGCAGACGGAAGCGCAACCACATAGAGATTGTCAAGATAGACATTAATATACTTATAGAACCATTTGTTCAACTTCTCCACCAGGAAGTTGGTCCACTCACAACTTGCATCTTTTTGCAACTTGCGATCAAACTCACACTCCCAATTGTAGTGATGCTGTTCCCAAACACCTCCCATTCTATCAATAATCATCATGGCAATCGCTTCGATTGCATCCTTCTGTTTTGACACATAAGACAAATCTCCTACGTATTCAAACCTCATGATAACACGTCCTTCCTGTTAGGTTAGAAGCAGACCTTTTCTGCTCTATAATACCGTGAGTTTTTTATGCGAAAAAAAAGAGAAAGAAGGTAATAATATCTTTAATAGATCAAAGTCCCACCCATAAACATGATCCCATTATTATAAATTACTTTATAATAATACTCCTTTATAAAAATATATTATCTTCTATTATATGATGCGTTATTTATGCGAAAAAGCAAAGGAGTGAACATTTTTGTCACTCCAGTGCCTTGACTAGGTAATATTAAAACAATCCAAAGTCCCACCTATAAATATCATGATCTCGCTTGATAACGCTACCATCTTTCAGATAGATAGTATAGCGATGCCCATCTTCGTTATCCAGGCTGTAATCGGTATGGTCAACTTTCTTCATAAAGTTACTATACCTCAGTTCACTCTGAATAACATCGATCGACTCCACTATCTTCAACACCATAAAGACAGCAGCAATACCCCTAAAAACCTTCATGATGAAACTCCCTTCATTTGGTTAATATTACCTTCTATTAAAGAAGATGATAAATTTGCGAAAAAAAGAAGCCCTGAATATAATTCAGAACTTCTTCTTGGAACTAGTTAAAACTTAGTCCAATAGATCTGTCTTATAATCAATAAAATCGATTACAAGTATACTGCTACTACTAATACCCATTGACGTCAATAACAACAGAAATACTAACCCATAATACCCAAGATCAAATGTTTCGGGCATATGGGTAGCAACCCATATGAATAACACAGTCACTGGGGTTAGCAATACCGCATAAACAATACCCAATATCGACAAAACTATAAACTTTTTCATCTTAGACTCCTTTCTAAGTCTAGTCCTATAATATCATGAGTTATTTATGCGAAAAACTAAGAGGATGTTTAAAAATATAGCTAACACCCTCTTAGTTAGATCAGAAATCGCTCATAGGATTATGATAACGATTCCGATCCTTTCGTGCAAGCCAATCAATCAACTCGCACCATGCATTAATGGTAACAAGCCCAATGATCGGGACAAGTACGAAAACAACCAAAATATCTTTCATTTTCTCCTCCTTTAATAGATTCCCTTCTTCTATTAAGGAATGTATTATTTTCGCGATAAGATTCTTAAAAACGAGCCTCTGAGATGCGTTTTAAGAGCTTAAAAATATCAGCCCTTAATAAGTATTAAAGGCCGAAATTCTAACGCCTTAAATAGCCTTACAATAAGTCGTTTACCTGGAGTTTTGCAAAAATATAAATCGGGGTTTAAAATGCTATTTAGACTCGAATAAACTCAATTTCATTGGGTTGATCCAAATCAATGTTCATATAATCGACCAAAAAGACACTTCCATAGATCAAACCCACCGCGCAATGCCCAACGACATATGATTTGGGAAATCCATCTATTTCGTTACAAGCTCTAGCCCCATCTTTTAGATGGGTTGAGATAGCTTCGTTTCGATTAAGAGCGGATTTCTCAACATAGTCCTTCAAGCTTTGCCGGGCGATTTCCAGATAAGCTTTAGTAAGATCGTTAATACCTCCATAATTTGCATTTGTAACAACTCTAATCATTTCGTTATTCCTTTCTAATAAATCTTAAACCCCGATTTATTCTATTAAGGAAGATGATAAATTTGCGAAAAAGCAAAGGAGTGAACATTTTTGTCACTCCAGTGCTTGGGTAATTAGAAATAGAAATCTTGATATCTTACAAAGTCCCTCCTGTTCATACCATAACCAGCCTTCATATGATACTGCCACTCATACCCAGGAACTTCCGGATCTTCAATATACTCAACTCGGTCAACACGGCTCATAAATTCCGCATACCGAGCACGAGCTTGAATCTCGTTGATTCCTGATACTGCTATGACAATACCAATGATAGCAATTATAATAATCTTCAAAGTCTTCATAATAATCCCCTTTCTAAGGATTCTATATTACCTTCTATTATAGAATGTGCTTTTCATGCGAATCATTCTTAGAGAAAAAAAAGAAAGACCTTGATTTTTCAAGACCTTTCTTTTTGTGGAACTGGGATTACTACTTCAGAATATCACCTACCTTTCCGTCAACAAGTAGTATACTAAACAGTCGCTGCTCGGTCTCATTTCGAAATTCAATTATGGCTTTCATCCGATCGCCATATTCATCTAGTTTAATACTAGGTGACCCGATAATCTTGATGAGCCTTACGAATTTCTCTATGTTACTGTACTCAACGCTAACATTCAGTGTTACCTTCTCCTTCTTGAACAGAGCCATAGTGACTCCTTCCTGAATATAGAGAACCCCATGTTCTCTCCTATTAAGGGATATGCTTTTCGTGCGAATGCAAAAATAGAGACGCCGTGTAAATTTTACATGACGTCTCTTTAAGAAAGTTTTCAGAATATCTAAGTCGGATGATTACACAAAGTCAACTTTGGGCCATGCTTGACTGTATCAAACACAGACACGCCCTGTATTGTCAGTACCCCAGCATCATTATAATCTGTCTTGATCCTAAATTGAGTGAGGTAATTCATAGCTTCCTCTACCTTTTTAGGATCACCTATATTGATGCGCCTAGCAATATCACACAGAATGGAACTATAAAGACTCGCTTGATCCTCTGAATAAGCATACATAGATTACTCTTTTCTAAGGAGAGACATATAGTGCTTTAATATCCAGGATTTCTTTCTTACGCTTTTTTAGAAATGCGATTTTTTCATCAATCTTATCTTTTCGTTGTAGAGCATAGTTCTTTTTAGCCGTAACATTCTCAGAGTCAATGTCAAATATCAAAGACCGTATTACTGAATGAACTCTAGACTCAATATCATCATTCAGATCGTCCTTTCGGTCTTTTATTTGTTGAGCCGCAGCACTAAGAGCATTCTGACGACGCAACAGAAGATCATACTGATCTAATTCATCCTGTATAGACTTGAGGTAAGTGTTCTTTTCACTAATTGTGTCATCAATTGCCTTAACCTTCTTATCAATATAACTCACTAATCCATTAATATTAAACGGCATAATCTACCTCCTCTAAGCAAACGGGTTGGGATCCTTCATAGTCTTAAGAGTATTAAACTGTTGGTATCGAATCTGACTAAGCATATTCTCAATACCACTAAGTGTAGGCTCCTTAGGTGTATAAGGGTAATCAGGCTCATCCAGATAAATTTGTCTAGCTAACCATCGAGCACCATCGGTTTTATGAGCATCATTAGACGGGTTCTTAACATCATCAAGGTACTGATCAATCCATTCAGACTTAGCTTCATTGACTGAGTTGATGTGTTGATTATCGGATTTCTTTGAAATCTCTTCTTGATATGCGTCTATATAATTAACTTGCATCTCATTAATTATTTTATCCCATACCCAGTTCCAATCTTCAGTAGTAGGTTTTGGATTATAGAATGAGGGATTAATAGGCATATAAACTCCTTAGAATGATCCAGTATTCAGACGTTCTTGAAGACTTCTAGCCGTATTGGGTCCGAAATATCCATCCGTATCAGTGCCTAGCCTGCTCTGAATAGCCCTAATAGTGTTAGGCCCGATATATCCATCCGTATCGACGCCAACGATCTCCTGGACTTTCTTAGCAAGCTGAGAATCCCCATCTCCCTCATAGCTCACACTAATGAGACGAACGTGATATGGACGATCGTCAATACCCTGACCAGATACCACACCATCAGTCTCAGTCCCAAGAACCTCCTGCCATTTGCGAACAGTATTTGGTCCAGCCCAGCCATCCACAGACAAAGACCCATCGTCCGGAATATCAATACTTCCTCCGGAGTAATTTGGTCGTCCACAACATACGACGTCTCCAAATGACCTATTCCTCCGTGCAACACGACCATTAAGAGTATTTCCCTCAATGGTAGTATAATATGAGCCATGATTAACTTCTATAAAGCCAATATGGTCCGCCACACCGTCATGATTCCAGTCGAAGAGGATAATATCACCAGGCCTACCATCACGGACTCCAAGCGCAGCACCAGCCCTGCGCAAATCCCTAACGATATAAGGACAATATGCGCCAGGGATTCCGATACAAGGCACAGCTGCTTGATTGAGAACCCATGAGACAAACATGGCACAAAACGCTACACCAGAATGACCATAATACTCGCCATGGTCCACAGCATACCATCGACCATATTTGGTTCCTGGAAGTGGGTCATCCCAGCGAGAATATCCAAGCTCCCGGCGAGCTACGTTAAGGACATCTTCCGCGTTAGCCATTGAATTGCTCCTTTACTGGTTGGACATCAGCCGGATCGACCTTATCCTGGTCATTAAGCATTTCCTTGTACAGACTCTCATCCGTATTAATATCTTTTATCGTACTAATCTCCATCATTCTCTCCTTTGGAATCTATAGTCGTAACAGTCATTGCCGAGTTCTGACTATACATGATACAACCCGCGATAAGAGCACCGATTGCATTAATAGTCACCATGATTTGTCGTACATACGGCAAACCCCAAGTCTCTCCAACGGTCCCTACAAACACAGCAAGAACCGGCAAAACGGTGATCGAGAGCCATTTCAATATCTTATAGAGGTTTTCAGGAATCGGATAAATCTTCTCGTCCATTAGTTTTCTCCTAACTGTCGAATGGATAGATTGTCTATCATGTTCTTTAAGACCTTAAGATAATCTCTTTGATTATATTCTTTGCTTTGAACTAACTTGCGATACTCAGCGTATTCTTTTTGCCATTCGTTGTATTCATCTAGAGTAAGCCAACCATTCGGATATCTTTCCTCAGAGCGTTCTGAGTATTGAATGGCTTTTTCAAGAAGATCTGATTTGGTAACGAACAGAGTCAGGTCGGCAACATTGCTTATGGTCCGTTTGTTGTCGTCATAAAGAGACTTCAAATATCTAACCCACTGCTTGAGTTGTATATTCTGTTTCTCTAAGGACATCTTCTTGAGTTTTGAATGCCGTCTGAACAAATATAAACTAGCTCCAAGGACAGTAATTCCTATAGATAGAGTCCAAATAATAATATCGTCTGTCTTATCCGGAGAATTTGAGATCTCTGTAAGAATACTGCCTACGGAACTAGCTACTATTGTCGATAGAACCCCGACAAGTATGGCAACAAATGGTTCTTTCGAAATATCATCAGGCATAATCACCTCCTAATGATTATTAAGGTGTCCATGGTGTTGGAAGTCCACCCCATTCGAGCTTCGGACGATTAATATATGCAGTTGCTGTGTCTGTAGAATCACCATATTTTCGTTCAGCATCAATGCTGACAACAAACTCCATTTTGGGATTTACATATCCGTAGAATGGGAAAGCCATTTCATTCCCTTTTTCATACTCTAAAAGAATAATGGATCGATATCTGCCCCATTTATTATTTCTAGAAAAGTTATAATTGGTGACTAATCCATTAAAATCATTAGACCTAAAACTAATTTTATTATCATTACTACTAAATTGTAAACTAGTTCTAATAAATACATCATTGTTACTTAATGTAGCATAAGGATGATCCCCAAAAATATACCAATAAAGAGTCCCAACAAACCAGTTATCACCTACAGGATTAAACATAGGATTTGAAAAGTCATACGTTTGGGTTAGTGTCATGTGATAATTATCTCGACCAAAAACTAATTTGATAGACTGATATGCGCCGTCAGTGTATTCATTTGAAAAACTAATATCTGGGTAAGCATATTTACCATAATCAATAGTCCAATTATCTAACGAATTAAACGTCGTATTCTTAAAAAGATTGGTTCCGTCACAGACTGGATCGCCATAAAATTCCATAAACCGCTTTAATATAGCTTCATAGCCGACTTGCTTGTTATGAATATCCAGCTGTTCATTGCGAATGTCTTTCATCTCACCAGCAGTTATATCTCCACCACCAGCAACCCCAGTGACTATCATTTTCCGCTCGGTTTGGCCGGTTGTGGTGATGACTGCCAAATCTCCTTGCTGAACATTCACCGTCGTTGGAAGGAATATCCCACGTTCCTCAGACTCCACGAATCCGACACCAGGTCCATCTTTACGCTCCCAATATAAAAAGTCCTTAGTTTCATTCTTACCGTCTCCAAGTAATTTAACCTCCACATACCCCTTCTCAGAATTCCCAAGAGCTAATCCATATATTATTGATGTGTATGATGGCCGATCATCTCGATCAGTGCTATTCTTCCCGACCAAATCTCGAACCATATAATTTGGATTATTCACCAAATATCAACTCCCTTCATCAGTGAATGTCATTGTTGGAGTTATTTCTGAGAATGTGATTGTCTGAGTTAAAGGGGAAAGATTCAAGACAATCTTAGTAACCATAACTCGAAATGTCCTATATGTATCTGTAATAACGTCTTTTGTATAAATTGTTCCCACAGCCCCGCATTCAACTGGAAAATATGTAAACTCTTTGGTCCATGACCGAATATTATTTCCAGCAAGTTGCTTCAATCGACTTCGTGCTGCTCGAAACACATTTATATGACTGACATTATCTAAAGAATTTGTCTCTTGATAGTCAGATACAATATATCCACGCTGCTCTATATTTGGAGTATTCTCATACCATCCGACAACATCATATTGTGCTGAGACAGTGGTTTCATTTGTTTGCTCAATCTCACTCATAATTAATCACCGATATTTTTGAATGGTTTTTGGTTCTTATGTTCCTTATCCCCCTGCGCAGACACAATAGCATCATTTGGGGTGCCAATAAGATCATAGTCCATATCATTTCCACCACTGATAAGTCGTTCATCAGTAGTGAAATCTATAGAGAACTCGTTATTTCGACTGTATGGCGTTCGATATTCGTCTGCTGTGATAACTCCTAATGGCGTTACATCCAGACGATAATTACCAGACCATCCAACAGACATAACTCGGTGCAAATAATCTTCCCCATATTCCATAACTACTGGATTTCGATACATACTTCCCGTATTAGACAATATCACGTGAGCTCTCTCACAGAATTTCAAAAGCTTATGCAGAGTGTCTTTCTTAGAAGCCCATTTGTATACAAGCCAATTCTCTCGTCCTATTTGGGTCTTCAAAGCATATAAGACGCTCTGTCCATCCAGCCTATAATTGTGATTTGAGTCGGAGTATTTGATCGTCATAGGGATAAATGTACCAAGAACATTCCAATACTGTCGGTCTGGAATAGTATCGACTATGCGAATGAAATCCCACATATCTCCACCAGAAGCATCTGTGTACTCTATTGTGCTGGATACTCGTGTCGAATCCGTATGACTCCAAGTTATGCTGCAACGAGCTAGATCTTCCGACGTTAATATCAATTCCCCTGCCGGAGCTCCCCCAGTAAAGGCATCTCTTGGGTCAACCCTAAAGAATCTAAGGACGTGATTAACGCCACGATCGTCATAGTTAATATCAATCATAGAATCCACGTCCCGCCATAGTCAGCGATACGAACCATGGAGATATTCACAGTCGTATACATGTCGAAGTCCTTAGTTTCGTTCATATATCCATAACCAGGTTTGCTGACTAGATCGATACTCGTGATTCCAACATACCCATAGAATCCATTTGGCGCCCTGAAGAAAGCTTTCTTCTGCAACAATGCATTCCTAAACGAAAGCGCCTGTGCATCCGGCACCATACCTTCTATTTTGATGTTATCGTCAATAGACTCTTCGTAGTAAACAGCAGCGGTACTATCATTCATAAGGTTCTTCTTAGTAACTGTCGAAGATAAAGACCGATTTGTCGTATATGGCGAATCAATATTACAGCGCATTGTCAAAGCCCCTTGGTAACCATCAATGAACCAAATCGCCTGTGGTTCAAGCTTCTCAACCCAAGTCGGGTCTGCATAAAACGTGTAATGACTTGGTTTCGTGGCACCAGTCGGTTCGAACACAAGTTGGAATTGAATGTTCTTAGCGTCATAACGATACGGTAAGGGCATTATGATCTCTGATTTATTGGACATAAATGGAATTGGTCGTAGTCTAGTTCCCCCAAGCGTTGTGGGAATAACCAGCCCGCCCACATAAGTTCCATTATTTGGAAGAGTAACCACAACTGACTGTGTATCTCGGTCATACTTAAAGCTAAGATCAAGAACACCGTTTCCACCGTAAGATGCCTTCTTAATATTCAAATCACCCTTTAGTGTGCCTTGAACAAGAGTCGGTTGGACCTGGACTGACTCAGAATACACCTCAAGCAGCCCAGTTGCCTTATCAGCTGGTAATACAGGCATCTTAGAGATTGGAATGTTAAAATATCCAATGAGATCCCCATCACCAGCAGCCATATTAGTAAATCGTGGAGTTACCTTATATCCGTCTAGCTTCTTTAGATTTAGCCGACTTCCAAATGACACAAAGGACATGGAGAACCTATACTTCATACGGAATGTACGAGTCTTAGCATTATACTTAAAGACCCCATCTTTCCCTGAGGTATATGTCTGCCTGTAAGGCCACCAACTGAATTCGAGAAGACTGCACGGACCAGTTCCAAACTCACCTACAAACCTGAAATATAGCATGATGTTATGAGCGTCTGTAATATCTTTAATCTTCTCCAGAGAGCATACATGACCACCGATAACACACATAGACAAAGCGCACCACATGCCGTGACGTTCGTTAAGGCCATTCTGAAGCTCAAAATACCTACACTGAACTCCATAATTAGCAAAGAGAGGAATGTTGAATTCAATATGTTCCTCTCCGGATAATGCTGCAAAAGGAACCTCTTCTCCATCATCATTAATGAATCCCAGAACTGATGGTTTAGGGATCCATTTGTTATATGGATAGGTTCGAGAGAATCCAAAACAGTTTGTACCTGGATTGCCTGCATAACGAAGGTTCGTATCTTCCCCATTTTGATTAAATTGAGCACAACACCTAAGTTTGTAATGAGAGTCTACCTCACGATTAGTTGTGGCATACTCATGAGAACAGATAAGCTCTGTTTGATAGACAATTCCCTCAAGTTGTCGTGCACTCTTAGATATAGTTCCATGCTCTGGCGTGTCATGAGGCTTCTGGAACATACGAGTCTCGTTAAAGCCTTCTTGTCGCTTCGGAAACATCTGGAAACAATCATGAGGGACATACCAAAGAATTACATTAGGATCCCCAACTTGAACCCCTTCTTTAGGCAGTGGGACATAAGTTTTCTTTTGGTTGACATCGATCATCTGGTTTGAGTTATAATTCACCAAATCAAATGTATCGTCGTCAGAAACCTCAACATACCACTTATTCTTATTGTCATTTGAGCCTGGACGAACGTATGCATGTATTTGATCGGGCTGTAAGGCCGTGCCATAATTAATTAAGAAGTCCGGATCATGCTTGGTTCGGAGCTCATACAATGCCCCAGGACGGAATATAATGTCTGGCTGGGGTCGCCTTAACCAATCAGCCAGCAAGATACATTCACTAGCATATGTCCTTAAATCCTCAGGGGAACTAATACTAATACTATGAGCCGTAAGCCCATTACCAGTAACGTCAAATACATAATAGTTATTTCCGTCTTTGGCATAAAGGACAAACGGCTCATAGTTATGATACTTAATTGTATAGTCAAAGTGATCAATAGGCATCATACCAAAGCCACCGAGCTCATTGATCGACCCCTTGCCGCTATCGGCAATTTCCGTACGATACTTGAACGGAAGAATCATGCCGTCATGAAGTGATGCCCAGAAGCAAATCCCTCCACCGCAGCATCCCAATATCTTTCCGCTCTTTACTGGCTTACCAAGATAAAACTCGGCAGTATGAACAAAGCAGTTATCTCGCAAACCGCCCATAGAGAGAAACTTCTCATTTCCCCTGGGCTCACCTGCATGAGCTGCCTTAGCAAGACCAAAAGTATCACCATTGGTCGATTCAATGAGTGTTGCCATGATATCAATAACTCCTTCCTCCTTGGACCATATCATTCGCCCAATCTGTTATTCGTTGATCAACGAACTGTTGCGTAACACCCGAACGGACATCGCCATCAATAATAACATTAGGTCTTAGATTAGCCAAATTATCATTGTACTTCTTTAGATCCTTCTTAACCTCTACAAGCTCTTTCAGAATATTCTGATCACGAGAATAGGCTATAGATTGACTGATGTTAGTATTTCCACTAATTCCATTAAGTGTAGATTGAATCTGTTTACTTCCATTTTGATAGTTTGACCAATCAACAACTGGCGACACCTTCGGAGTAAACTCATTAGACTTATTCATCTTCGAAACTTGCTGAATGACTCCAAGTCCAACCGCTTCTATCGATGACGTGACATCGCCAGAGCTCTTTAAGATGCCCTGCTTAAAACCTTGATTCCACATGACACCAAGATAGCTGGCTTCCCTAGAAGGTGACCTGATTCCTAGGACATGAGCAAGGGCGTCAATAACGTTTCCACCGAAGCCCATTACTGCTTTGATGACATCATTCTGTCCGCCCATGATTCCGTTAAAGAATCCGTCAGTAAACATCTTACCAAGGTTGTTTGTATGATTTGTAGAGTTCTGAAGACCTTCTGTAGCCTTATCTCCAAGACCTTGACCAGCATTCTTGGCACCTGGATACTGATTCTCAATGCCTTTGGCAAAGTTCTCACCAGTCTGGTTACCACCCGTGGCGCCTTCTTCCATCATCTTCTTCGTGGCTTCTTCAGTGCTTTGCGTGTATTTATCGAAAGCTGCTTGATAATCCGGGATCTTCCCCTCTAGATTCTCATGACCTTCTGTCACACCTTCTTCAATATCTTCTGGGAGATCATCAGAGAATTTAACACCAGTTTCCTCAAGTTTCTTCTTCATCTCCTCAGAAGATACACCAGTTGTCTGGGCAAGCTCTTCTATTTTCTCTTCTGTCAATGGCGAGGTTATGTTAAAGTTAGCAAGAGAATCTGTAAATCCATCTTGGGATTCTTTAACTCCATCCAAACTTGGTGCAACTTCCGAATATCTTTCTATTGATGAAGATAGCTTGTCAATGTTATAAGCAGCATATCCAATTTGAGTGGAACTTTCTGCTGTACCATCAAAGGCGTTAAGACTTCCAGCTAGATTCTTTAAAGTTTCTGAAATACTCTTACCAAGATCTGGGTTAACACTCTCCCAGGCTCGGATGTGCTCGCCAAGATATGAGATAGCACCGGCAGCAACATTGATAGACTCAGCGCCATTAACTGAACCGTTCAAAGATTTGATTCCGGATGCAGCATTTTCCAAGGTCCAGGCAATGTTTTTACCAAGATCTGGATTAACGCTCTCCCAAGCTCGGATATGCTCACCTAAATATCCAATGCCTTCCGCGCATTTGGCTAAGGCATCAGCACCCCATCCGCCAAGGTTAAGATGACCGATACCGTCTCCTATACCTGCAAGGACATCACGGATCTTACCGCCGACTGACGGATCAACCGCAGCCCACTTATCAAGTGAGAAACTCAAATATCCAATTGGCGGAGCCAGTTTCTCCATTGCCTCAGCGCCACCAAACAAATTTGATAGTCCAACAGCAAGGATTCCACCCGCAAGATGTCCAAGAATATCAAGAAGCTTTCCAGGCGCAGCATCATCAAGAGTTTGCATCTTAGCAAGAACCCCTGTAAGCTTATCCATACCCTCAGCGATCTTATCGATACTCTCGCCAATCATCTTAGCGCAATATCCAATAGCTGCAAACATTAAGGCTGCCGATAAGAACAATCCAATTATCAATCCAATGGCAGCCATGGAGATGGGTACAGCGTCCATAACAGCAATAAGAATACCAATTATGACTGCTATCTCGCCGAGTGTCCACTGCATTTGTTCAATGATCTCTTTATATCCACCAAGATTCTTACCATCAAGCAAACTTAACATCTGGAAAACATATGCCATACACAACATAACACCAGCTATTGCTATTGTGGCCGATATGACTGTCGTGGGTTCACAGAATTTATTTATGAGTATTATCGCAACACCAATGACACCTATGATAATAATCATTGGTATAATCACACCAAGAACTCCATTTGGGTTGGGCAGAGTAGCTATCTGTTGAAGAAGTTGACCAACGGCCCACATGACTGCCGTAAGACCTATGGCTGAGGCAAGAGCACTACCTTTACCCTCTCCTTCGACCTTAGAAACAAGAACAAGTAATGCAAGACATAGCGTTAAAGAAGCCAACATATCTCGTATTGCCAATAGTGCCTTATCAACATCCGCACCTTTCTCCTTAACCAAATCTGCCATGGACGAGACAGCACCAACTATCATCTTTATTGCTATTACTAGTACTAGGATAGCAGCTGCGGATTTCAAAGCTCCTGAACCATTACCTTGTGTAAGACCACCAACGGCAGCCAAGATAATGATAACACCTATCAGACCAAAGAGAAGTATAGTAACTGCTAGAATGCCCTTCTGCATACCTCCATCGTTAAGAATTGCACTCCATTGCTTCACAGCACTTGCCAACAATATGATCGATACTGATATTAATATTATTGAAACTGCAACCTTTTGAAGATTCGGGCCTTGGAGTGATAGAATTGATAGTGCCCCAACTAACAAAGCGAACAAAGGTAAGAGCTTAACAAACCCGTCAATAATATACCCAATGTCTTTCGATTCCAATGCTTGTATAGCCTTAACAAGAATGAAAATGCCTACAGCAAGACCGGCAAGCATAACACCCATACCAGTATACATGGCCGCCTTGCCGAGATTGCCAAGAGTTGCTCTAATACTGAGAAGAAGGTTAACGAATTGAGTAAGGGGATCATCGCCCTTCTTAAGCTCCGCCATGGTATTTCTTAAATCGGTAAACTTACCAATTATCAAGGCTGCTGCACCCAACAATACTCCAAGAAAGGCAATAGTTACAATGCCTTTGGCAATGTTGCTTGGTGATATGGTCTGAAGGATATCAATACATTCAACGAGGAGTTTAATGGCATGTGAGAACGAAAGGACAAACGCAGCCAATCCACCCCATTTAACACCCTTACCAATATTATTAATACCACTACCAATTCGTTTTAATGCAGTACCAAGCCTAGCAACAGCAACAAGAATGACTCGCTGATACAGAGTTATTACTGTTACATTCTTATATATCATAAAGAGAACAGCAGCAATCCCCATAGATGGATTGGTCAAGAACAGCTCTAGGATGTGCAAGACTCTCTTAATTAAATCAAATATCGAACTAGCGCCATCCGCGAGCCCAGATCCGACTGCGGCCATACCATCTGTAAAGCCCTTGAAGAAACTATCGATGGTTTGCTTGATAATATCAAAAGCTTTCTTCAAATTATCAAGAGGAGCCATGACAAGTTGAGGGATCTTACCGAACATCTCTCCAACTCTATGACCAAATCCTTCAGCACCCTTAGTCAAAGATTCTATTTTGACTTTATCGAATGCACTTGAAATCTTCTCACCAATAGCATGGATTCCATTACCAATAATGGTCTTCAAAGTAACAAATGGCCGAGAAATATCTATGGAACCAACTTTAATTCCAGCCGCAAAGGTCTGACCGATACGTCCACAGAAACTCGATACGGATGTGGCAATTCCACCAAGAGAAGCCTTATCGAATGCTTTCTGAATATCTTGAATAAAGTTTCGTACACCAAGCTTTTCTACAAACTCTTTGAACGATCGACGTTGTCCACCCTTATTAGCTTTAATACTGTCATCTATTTGATCAGTAACTCCGGAAGTATTTACCTCAGCACCCAATGCAGGTTGCGGTCCAAGCTTGCTGAAAATACTCTTAATACCTTCAAGTGGCCTTAAGGTCGATACGAACTCTTTTATATGTCCAGTTGCTTCTTTGAATGTGTCAGCTACCTTAATGGAACCAAACAAATTCATAAGACCAGATGCTAATTCACTCGCCTTATCCTTCAGAGCTCCAAATGCATTTGACAAAGCATTAATTGGACTCGGAAGGCCAGACATACGTTCATGAAGTCTGTCTAACCCCAGAGTTACCAACCGACTAACAGCCTCAGCAAAACCAGTAATGAACGAAATGGCTCGGCTAAAGTCAACTTTACTAGCTGCGTCACCCATCAAATCAACGACTCGCCCAAGACCAGATTTGACTATATCCAGAAGTGGAATAATCTTAGGCCCAAGCTGAGAAATGATGTTAAGGAGGTCTTTTACTCGATCACCAATAAACTTAGTGGTCTTTCCATAGACCTTAAGGACCGTAGGACCGTACTTACTGTTCAAATCGGCAAGAGTATCCTCAATGTTCTCAATCTTATCGACAATGAAATCGACTGCGACACCAATCTTATCGACTATAACGTCTGCAAATCGATCAAATTTATCAAGAGGATCTGATAGCTTATCAAAAGCCCCGCCAATCTTATCCTTAGCCTTATCAACCAAACCAAGCCGCTCAACGACAGAGTTAATTGCTGTAACGATTCGTCCAAGACCACCGGCAATAGCAAGACCGATTTTACCTAGTGATATCCCGATACGGCTCACTACATCCCAAACTCGCTTTGCCGTATAAAAGAAAATATCAAGCGCTTTACGTCCAAGTTCAAGGCCACTACGAAAACCAGCTAGAGCATTATTATAATTATCAAACGCTGTCGTGGCTGCTTTCTGTTTCCTAGCAGCCTCATCGAGCTCTGAGGACATCTCATTGAGATTCTCAGATCCCTCAGCTATGCTATCATTAACCTCATCTTGCTCTACCTCATAGCGATACTCACACCCAAGGAGTTCATTTACCCTATTTTGAACTAACTCAAATGAATGTCCAGCTTCCCGTAGACGATCGATTCGTTCTTGGCCGTTGCCCCAGTCACCGTTGATTACAGACTCGGCAAGCTCGGTAACTTCCTCAATAGAATCCTTGACCTCATGAATGGCATTCTCTGCCTTCTCAGCACCCTCAACCATAGGCCTAAAGAACTCACGAATAGGTCTTGTCTTCTCTTCAAACTTAGCGGCAAACTCGGCAAACTTCTTCGAGAGATTGGCCATAACCTCTCCGGACTTACCAAATATCCGTTTCATCAAGTCACCGACAGGAGACAAGAGATTCTTAAGTGCCTCAAACGAATGAGAGATACCATCTATGATGGCCTGACGTCCACCCATCTCAGCCCAGGTCCGAACTTGATCATTCCTGAACTTCGTGTATGCAGATATCACAGGATCTATCGCTCGGTAAATACTTGTGAATAGCTCTGTTGACTGCTCGGCATCACCGAGGATGAGCTTCATCGTCTCACCCCAGCCAGTACCAATGGCTTCTGCAACAGTACCGGTTAGCTGCGTAAAGGTATTAACAACAGTAGCCGCATCTGTTAGACGTTTACCCCATTCTGTTGTGGCATCTGCTGCCTGGTCCATGGTCTTGAGAAATACATCGGTTGTAAGCCAATCCTCTTTAAGAGATTCTCTAAAAGATCCATTTGCAGCAATGAATTGGTCAACTGGTTTACCCATAGCGCGAGCATTATCAATAAGACGCTTCTGGAACTCAGGACTTGCCATACCCGCTTGCATAAGAGAATTCCAGTCCATGAGGTGAAGGACCCCACCCTGAAGTGCCTGCGAAACTTGGTATTCTGCACGAGCAAGAGCTTGATTATTTGCACCCGCGCCTGCCGCAATATTCGACAGACCCTTGATTGCTCTGGCCGCCGCATCGACTTGGACACCAGCTGCTGTGAAGTAACCGATAGCCCGAGTCATATCACCGAATGAGTAAATAGTCAGGTCGGCATATTCATTAAGCTCTTGAAGGGTATCTTTAATTTGCTGAAAAGATGTATCCGGGAGATTGGCATGAATTGTCTTGATAGAGTTCATCTCAGTCTCATACTCGCGGAAACCATCAAGTATTGGGTTGAGACTAAGGGCTTTAACCATCTGCATGCCGACTTGTGTTGCCCTGGATGCAATGGTGGCCAATGCACTAATCGCAACTACTTGCAACGCTGAAAAATGGCGACCAGATTCCTCAACCGCATCATTAAGTCCAGACAGCCTTACCTTATTGGCGGCCTTCTCGATACCATCAAAAGCTTTCTCAGCACCATCTGTATTGATTGCTTTCTTAAACCGGTTAAGTGATTCGGTCGTCTGTCTGACTCCTTGCTCGAATTGAGCATTGTCAAACTTCATCTCAACGATTCGTTCATCAACTGCCTTTGTATTCTGAGATGCACTCATGCGCTGGTTACCTCCCCCCAAATATCTTTCTTAATTTGATCGAATATTGGTTTTATGGCCGGATTTATAAAGTCATACCCTTGAACATACCGACCACTTTTAGTTCCATGACCGTATTGAATATAAAAGACTATTGGCACCCCTTTGGATTCATTGCTATTAGTCCAAACTAAAGAGATGTCACTTCCATTTTGATGAATCTCATAAGCCCATGAGGAGGCCGTCTTGCCTGTACGAACTGGAGTGGCTGCTTTTAGAGCATTAACGCCCATCTGTCCATATTCATCAAGCCTCTTTAAGAATTGTCGTTTTGACATCCTTATAAGAAAGTTTGTAGTCTTCTCAAAATCGCCTTTGTGTCGAATTGAAATAGGCATAGACGGCCTCCTCTCTACTAACCTCGTGAATGATACTTAGCGCGACGAGCTTTATTAATGGCTGTGTTTTGACGCATTATCTCAGCTTTAGTCATCTTCTTTGGGTTGTTCTTAACATTAAATATTCGAAGAAGCGTTAACAGACGATTGAGATGCCATTTCTCGCATTCAATAGGAATTTGTAAACTAAACATCTGATAATAAATTTCTTCAGACGTAACAATCTTTGTCTTCTGATACTTAGCCGGAACATGTGATGGCGTCTTTCTATCCGATGAAAACGTGGTGGCAGTCATGGGATCTTCAATATATTCACTAATCTTTTGTGAGATATCAAGCGGCAAATAAGTATAAATTCGATCATCTACATTCTTATTCACCGTCATATACCGAATATAGTCATACATCATTTCAACTGTCTTATCTGTACTTGACAAGAACGGCTTTTTCCATTTGGCTTCCCACTTCGATACAGATATCAATGAATGCTCTAACACCAGATGCTGTGGCTTTATTGTTTGAAATTCCTGTTTCTCTCGATCATAGATCTCAATCTCTGGAATATCTATCGATAACATATGCCTAGACGAGCATCTTATCAGACTGGATCTTCTCTATCATCTTCTTGTTCTTATCTGCATTCTTATTAATCTTGTCTGCCAAAGCACCCATATCCGGTATGATTGCATTAATAAACTTAGCAGCAAACTCGGCATTAGTAAGAAGCTCGGTATAGATATCTTGATAGATAACAGTCTGAGTAAATGCGTCTGATAGCTCTTTTGACTTTATGAATCGACGACCATCAGGAGACTTCTCGCCATATGCCTTGTAGAGAATGTTTGTGAAGAACCGCATCATCTCTTTGGCATTCTTAGCATCTGAAATCTCCTGTAGGTATTCAGACAATCCCTTCTCAGAATCAATCTCAAGACCAATGATCTCGGACTGGTTTAGATCGAAGTAGACAGTCTCCTTGCGCTCAGTACCATTAAAGTCCTTATAGACATCAACATAACGAAACATAGTAGTTTCCTTTCTATTTTGATTTATTTTAAGTAAAGAGTTCCTTCAGCTTCTCCGGCAAAGGAAGCTTAGACTCGGTAGAGGCCGTTCCAATAAGGTAATCCTCAAATGCCTTAAACTTAGTCGGGTCACACTCAGACTTAGTGACATAAATATGAGCCGTATTACGATAACCAGGAACCGGAATGGGTACCGTATCAAACTCCCAACTAAACTGACCGGGCTCGGGCGAATCATTTACAGTCTCATGGTTCCGCTCAGACGGAGAAGCCGTAGCGCCATAGACAAGGTGGATCCTATAATCATCAGACCAGTCCGTCGTGTCAGAACCGATGTTACTACGATATGCCAGACCGAAATGCTTACGAGTCTGCTGAGTAACCGTCACACCCTTGACGAGCGTAATGCTACCATCACACTCTGCAAACTCAGGCGGATACATGTATGCCTCAATTGTTCCCTTAAAGTTCTCAGCAGAACGAATCGAGCCGTACTTCATATTATCAGCCCAGATGTCATTGGCCTCTGCACCATCAGGAGACTCCTGAACGGACGTCAAGCCATTGAATACAACGCCATCCTTATAGGCGCCGTTATCAAATACAAACAGTATACCGTGGTCAACACCAAGCTCATACTTGCGCTCACCAGTTGCATCCCATTGCAAAATAGCCATACTTACTCCTTAACTGGAATGTTTATTGTGAATACATAATGCATAAGATTCTCTGAAGCAAATATCTGATCGAGTTTACATGATGAAAACGCCTTTAAAACTTTTACCGGAATATCTATGTCGGCAGTCTTAGTAATCCAAGTAACAGAAAACTGATACTGCATCAGATAGATTAGGTCATCTGCTCTAGTTGAAATGATGTCTTTCTCATGATATACAATACAAGGATACTTCAACAAAATATCTGAGGGAGGTTGGAAGTAACAATTCTTAGACCCCAATAAATCGCAAAGCTTATTATGCAGCTCTAATCTATTGTCCATTCCATACCTCTCCCAATGTTAATTCAACCCTTGGATAACTAACCTCAACGGATTGTATCTTCCATCTAACTCCAAGATACTCGACATATCGCATTTCACCGATATGCTTATCCAAATATCCGTCAGACACAACACTGATCAAAGTACTGCTAATTCGAATCTTATCGTTCATTTCGGAAGTTGAGGTGAAAGAACGATGATTCTTTTTGACGTCACCAAAATACATGCGAGCAACTATCTTGTCTTGCCAGACACCGGGCTCTACTTCGATTTGTGCTGAAAATCCAATAGGACCATAGAACTTCATTCTTCACCTCAACTTCCATTTTGATTTAAACGTGCTTACAGGCCAAAGCGATCGCCGAGTAAGGCTTCCTCAGCATGCCGGACATACGAGTCTCCAGGAGGTACTTCTCCTTGTTGTAGTCGATGTCAAAGTCACTGAAGAAGGTATTCTCACCACCACGATCGCGACCGACACCGTAATCCGAAAGATTGACAATAATACCAAGAAGATCGAACTTGTCAGACGGACTCGCCCCCTCGATCTGAATACCCTCCATGACAGGAACCTCGACAATACGACTGACTCGCATTGCAGAGGCAAGCTCGGAATCAGACTTGTAAAGCCTGTGACCAATCTTATCCCTGGCGAGCATCATCTGCGTAATGACATCATTGCAACCATAGAATACGGGCGTTCCAGAGCCACGATAATCCTTACGGAACTTAACGGCCGAATCGACAAGAAGATTAGACTTCTCATTAACATCAGTCGTAGTCTCATAACTACCGATAAGACCCCAGATGCAATATGGGTCATTGGTATCTGCCGCCTTATAAATTACAGGCATGACATTCTCTTCATGGATCTTGTCCGGAGCAGACTTGGCACGACCATCACCGACGAGAATTGCACGAGCTTTCTCCTCATCAAGCATCATGGTCATCTCAGAACGAAGAAGCGCGACTACATCGAAGTCGGTAATATCAATAAGATCATCACGATCCATTGCCTGCTTCTTATAGATCGTCTGAGGAGATACTTTCCTACTAAGTGCGGCGATTATCTCTTCCTGCTTCTGGGTTCCCTTGACATAACCCTTAGCCCTAGCCTCATCCGCAGTAATATCAAAGGTAATGGACTTAACCTTCGCAAAGGGTACGTTATGAACATTACCAAGAACGTCCGCAACCCACTCGACCGGACGGTTGATCATGTTAGGGTCGCCGTCGGTCTTGTAGTCAGGCATAATAACCTCAAGGTTACTAATGCTATGCTGCAAGAATGCATTCTTTAGCGTACCATAACTAGACGCATTGGCAAGGCACTCATTAATGTCGTCATGCTGAATTACCTCACCATTATTAAGAAATACATAATCGTCCTCGTCCACACCAGTTACAAAATCATTATCCTCAAAAGCATTGTGACCCATATCATCCTCACTTCCATTTTGATTTGTCTCGACAGCATTCTGTGCCGCACTTACAGCAGTTCCTACAATATACTCAGCAATCTTCTTTTTCTTAGTATCCAAGTTATTATAGACGGCCTCAACATCCATATCGCTATACTTATCGAGATCAATATCTCCACCACCAAGTCCTGAAGAAACCGCTTCAACTCCCTCGGGACCGACCTGCTGCTCAAGTGTCAAGAAGACAAGTGCCTTCTCTTCATCGGTAAAACTATTCCAAACGTCTCGTACAGTCTCCTGTTGAGTATTTGAAGCAGACTGTGATTGATTAGCCGGCTCAGCATGTGAGAGTTCGTCAAGCTTAATTGCCGAGTGAATAATGGCCTCCTCCTCGGATACATCAAGGGATCCATCTGCATGCGCAAAGGTAATCTCCTCAATAGTGGCCTCAGGATTAGCCCCGGCCAGAACAAGACTAACCTCCTTAATGTCACCATGGATTACATTTGGTCCCTCTTGTACCAAATGATTGGCGTAAATAGACATGGAGTCGAAGTCGCCATGAGCTAGGCCAACCTTAGCGGCTTCAGCATTCTTTCCATTATTAAAACTTCCATACCCATAGATACCGTCAGGACGGCCCTCAAGGAGAACGTTTCCAAGCAGCATATTCGGATCATTATGCATATGATGCCACATCAAAGGCACTGTCTTGCCAATACAATCCTTAAATGCCCCATGCTTAATTACTCGTCCATCACCACACCTAATATCATTCTTAGTTACATATCCTGCAAAATCATACATCCTATTTCCTTCCTTATTCCGCTGCCATTACATCAGCTGCACTAATATCCCAATCGGATACTGGAGCACCGTTTGAATCAGTAACTCCAGACCCGCCCATAACGTCTGCATCTGTTTGCATGTTTCTGTTATACAGCATATCAGACTTCTGGTCATCAGAGGCTTTAAGACCGAGAATTGAACGGAATTCATTTGGTGACATAATGGAGTTTCTACTAAACTTGTCTGCAAAGTCAGCCAACTGAACAAGACTAACCAGTTTGAATCGATTCATATAAAACTCAATGCGCTGATGCTGAGTAATTGCAGTCCTGGTCAATAATTTACGAGTAAATTCGTTTGTAATTGATGTAAGAATGGGTTCCAAGACTCTATTTTGATAGTTTAACATAACCTGCTCAGAGGCAGTTCCAGAGAATACCTCTTCGGAAATACCAAGCTGGGCATAAAGCTGTTTAGTAAGCCATTCTATCTGAGGCATCAAATTTGACTCGACAGAACGATTTAACTGAGTTATCTTTTCGGTAGCATCAATGTATGCGATACCATAATCAGAATTCTCCAACTGATCTTTAATCCTATTGATTCGCTCGCCAGCTTTCTTTTGCCTTGCCTCAGAAGCAATCTGAAACGGCATCTGGAGAATAAGATCGAGTTTCGGATCTGCATTGCGATTGTCGATATTATCAAGAAGAGCAAGTTTAGCAGTCAATCGTTTAAGTGTAGAATTAGGCGCATTCATTACTTGATAGAATGGATTCTCGATAATAACTGTCCGCTTCTTTAATACCCACATCTCTTCTTTACGGCCAGTTCGGTCGTTATACAGTTGAACCTTTACCCGATCTGGTTGCCAGGCCATAATCTTTCCAACTCGCATGGCAAGAATCTCATATGAGCCCTTATCAGGATTAATATCTGTATGGGTCGGAACCACAGCAACTGTTCCGGTTTCAAGAAGGTTAGACACAATATCAAGCCTGAAATCTCGACCTATTTGATCAATGTTTGCTGAAATAGTGAAGCACCTATTGAGATTATCATCTATTACTTCAGTAAAACGACCATCATCATTTACTCGAACATGTTCAATCTCGACAGAAGCAACATCATTAGCAATCCTAGTATAAATTGCCTCAACTATACTCCTAGCATTCGTTATGGATGGAACAAACCTATCCGGTCGGAGACTATCCGTCCGAACATGATAGTTTGGAACATTGTCTGTTCTATTTTGAAAAATATTCCACGCTGACTTTAACCGATCAAATACTCCCATTGTCACCTCCCTTCCTGATTTCTACATGTTTTTTAAAATCCTATATTTGGATCCATCATGTGCATATTCATCATTGTTGTTTCGTTTGATATTCGATTAATATCGTTAAGAATATTTTGTTGCATCAGCATATCCTGATGGTGATTAAACTGCTGCCATTGCCTATCCGACGGAATATTCATAGGAGTGTTTTGTTTTCTTTTGGAGTATTTCTTATAATATTTTTTAGGGATTTCAGGTTCATTAATACTATCTGGCTCATATTGACGGCCAAGATTAATTGGATCTTTCTTATAATCTTTATAAGCCTTCTTCTGTGTCTTGTTATCGTACTTTCCGTAAAATTCTAATGGCCATGGAAGTTCAACGTTTGGGTCATTCCAATTCTCTTTTGCATATTTTCGATACATCTTCTCAGCACGCCGAGCCCTTATGTACTGACCAACCATATATCCACCAGCAGCAATAAATGGTAATCCACCAACTAAAGCAGTGGATGAGGCCCCGATGGCTACTGCACTTGTTGCTGCCTTAATCCCGGCAAGACCGGTAGCTGACATCACTGCCCCACCGACCCCACTAATTCCCGAGCCAAATGCATTTACAATCTTATTTTTTCGTTGGGCTTCAGCCATGCCAGCCGCTTCTTCTGCTGCTGTAAGACCTCTTCTTGCTTTGTTGGCCTTTTCCATAAAATGATGTTTGCTTTTAAGTGCTTCAATTTTCTGATAAGGATTTGTTAACCATGATCGAGATAGATTGTGATACTGGTCTGCATAATCACGATAGCTTCCATAATCTTTTATCTGCTGGGTCCTAGGATCTTTAGGACGTATTTTTCCAGACGGCATCAAAGATCCATAACGTAGTGATCCATCTGGTGCCATAGATCTATAACGTATCTTACCTTCTGCAGTCAAGGACCCGTCTGGATTTTGATAACGCCTTTGTCCCCACTTCATATTCTTAATGCCGAAATGAGCAAGGTCGTCATGACCCATGCGATAGTATTTCTTTCTAGTCTGCTTTTGCTCAGCGTCCGATACGGTGGAATATCTCTTGAGATCCGAAGGAAGTTCAGTCGAAGGATTATTTATGTTCTCCCTAGCATATCGACGATACATCTTAGACAATCGATGATTCTTAACAAACGAATTAATTGACGCACCACCGAGGAGAGAATATGCTGCTATGGTTGGGGCTGTCGTTGCTGCTGCTAGAGGCAATCCAGCAACTGCACCAACCATTCCACCGATAACACCAGCCGTTACCACTCCAGAAACGCCATGATATGCGCCTATAGCTGGCAGAATAGTACGGAGTCGAGCACTCCTTGCTAACCCAGCAGCCTTCTGAGCTCCAGTCAAACCCTTACCCATCTCATGAGCTTGCTGTTCATATATCGGAATCTTCGAATTGACTCGGGCTTGATTCTTACTCCACCCAGACCGACGAGCTTCTTTATATATCTCACGTTTACGAGCAAGTGCACCATATCGCTTCATCTGGTCTGCTTTAGGATGACTATACCGAATCTTACCGGCTTCAGTCAAGGAACCATCTTTATTTTGATAATTCCTCACCCCCCATTTCATATTCTTAATACCAAAATGAGCTAGGTCGCTGTGTTTGGCATGACGTCGATTGGGGTGGTACCGATAATATTTATTCTCAATATCTACGATATTCTCCGGCAAATAATCAGATTCATCGTTATAATGCTCTTTTGCAAACTCTTTTGCAATATTAGATTTCTTACGAGCCCTGTTCCCTTGCCAAAGGTTCTTAATACTAGCAGCACCAAGCGCCAATGGAGCTGGATTCGCCAATGCAACAGACGCACCAACACCAGCAGCCGCATATGCAGCAGATTTAGCATACTTACCAATGGCAGTTCTATTTTGAAGCCGAGCAATGCCAGACGCCTTAGCTGCTCCAGAAAGATCTCGGCCAGCAATACTCATTCGAGACTCGGCAGCCTCTTTGCCGCTCGCATTTCCGGTCTTATCGTATGCCTTAAGTGCCTGAGAACGCTCACGAGCTCCTTTTGCATATGATAGTGCTCGACGACGGTCACGCCATTTGGTCAAACGACCTTCTGAATTCATGCGACCCGTAGAATTCATTGTTGCTGTTATTTTCTTAGATCCTGCCGCCAAACCAATCTTAAGATTAGGTTTAGATGACCCACTTTGTACTGGAGCTTGGTCTTTTCGTGATCCCAAAAGTTGAAGAACTCCAACACCATAATGCTGCTTTCCAGCTGGTGTCAAAGATCCATCTGTATTTTGATAGCGCCGAACTCCACGTTTTTGTCCTTTTATTCCATGGTGCGACAAACTATTCATATATTTCACCTCACTCAAAGTTATCCGTATTTGCTTTCCATGCAATGTATGCATCCATCATTGCCGCAACCGCATCTATCTTTTGATCTCTACGTTTCTTGTACAGTTTCTTATTGTCATTTGTATCAATAAGAGCAATGCAGTTTCCCATACAAAAAGACATCAAGCTTTCGTCGAATAGAAGATTGCGCTCTTCTGAAAGTTTCTTAAGTTCACCAAGAGGAACTGATTCCGTCTTAGCCCCTTGAATGACTTTCTCCACTCCAAATGGCCCATGATCAGCAGTCCAATTCTCTACGAACTCTTTTGCATTATATGGATCATATCCCATAGCTCGAACGTCATACTGAGTCTCCTCAATATGTTTCTCTAAGTCTGAATAAACATCATCCATCTTAAGAACAATCTTATCCATGACAATAAGACTACCCTCTTTAATAAACTCTTCATACTTCTCTCGTAGTGCCTTGGTTAACTCAGAGAATGTCTTCTCAGAAATATAACACCGAGTCTTAATTCCAAACGTCTCATCACCAAGAGGAAAAACAAATGTAAATGCACAAAAGTCATCGCCACGAGATAAGTCAGCACCCATAGCACAAGGCATGGACCAAAAATCTCTCTTACGATGAACCTTAGTCTCCTCATATGGAAAGAAATATGTATAGCCCTCTAGAGGTATTCCAAATCGTTTTGCCAATATCTCATTACGGACTGACGGATTCTTCTCTGCACGCTCAACCTCACGCTGATACGTATCATAGGAAACTGTCTTACCTATATTGGGTGATGCCTTGATCCAAAGCTCAGGATATGCTACCTCAGTTACATTATCGAGCTTATAGAAAAAGATTGATGTATGGGGATCTACGTAATCGCCCTTAAGAATTGACTGTAATTCCATTTTGATTGTATCACCGATGGAGTTACGTATCGTTCCTTCAGATGAAATACCGATGATTATGTAATCGGGGGTCTTGGATGCACTTTGCTCAAGAGCCGTTATGACATCTTCGCGAATATCACAAGAAAGCCATTCGTCCAATGTACAAATCTTACCACGATAACCTTGAAGCTTGTCAATTGACATAGGCCTAGTCTCTATCAAAGAATTGGTTATGAAATTCTCAATTCCTCGCTTAGTTGCAGTCATTTTGACTCGATTAACTATCGACCCAGTCGTGTTGTTGATCGACCCACTCCTTAGAAACTTAAACAAAGGGCCGCGTGCTCGAACCAAGGCCGTCTTGATCGGAATCAGTGTCTCCTCGGCTTGACGGATAATCGGAGCAACTGCTGCTTGTGTCGTAGTCTCAGATGAAACTGAACATTCATATGCATGAATCGCTGAGGCATACATTGTTTTAGCGCTACCACGAGCTGTTATAATAAATTGCTTATTCGTTAGACGCCGCTTGACCATGCGTCGTTCATAGTGTCCTCCAAATCCGTTCTTATTTGGGACAAATACTTCACGCTCTATGAAATAATACCATCCATAAAGCTGCTCACCCCAAAGTTTGAAAGAAGGTAATAGAGTTAAGTCTGTTCCATCAGTAAGCGTTAGCTCATTATCACAAAAGCTAATCCAACCCTCTACCGGAATGGGATCGTAATAAATTCCAGGATTCCGGATACGCCAGTCGATTCGATTCATCTCTTGTTCAATCTCTTGACATATGGGAATATCACCATTAAGGACTTGATCTCTAAACTCTGCATAATATCTAGGCGTAGCTGTGTTAGATAGAGCCATAATTAATGCCCCGTAAGACCCTTTACAGCAAGCCTACGTTTCCTGAGTCTAGTAATCTCCTCGTCACTAAGCTTACTATAATCTCCACCCTTCTTTGCAAGGATGTCTTCAACGTTATCCTGCTTCTTCTTAACGCCGCCCATAAATTCTGCAAACTGGCGAGCACCTTCAGATGCAGTCTCATCATTAGCAACTTTGCTCCATCCATACTTAGCTGCCGAGCGAAAACTCGAATTAAGCTGATCTTGAATTAAGGCATCTGTAGCATTCCGCAACATACGTTTGTAAATACCTTTACGTTGAGCCTTATACGTATCACGCTGCTGACGCTCAGTCTCCTTACGTGCTCTACGACGGTCGAGATAATTAGAAAGATGCGGATGCGCATCACGCCATGCTTTATTTTGAGCTTCTCGCTCTGCCGCTCGTGCCTCACGTCTAGCTGCTACTTCATTCTTATGTGCTCGATAACGACCCATCAAAGAATCAGACTCTTTTGCTTTACGAATATCATTCTTTGCGGCTCTCATATCAGCCCGAGCTTGAGCTTGACGTGTTCTTAAATCAGCAGCTTCTTTTCTCTGTGCAGCAACCTTCTCTAGCTGCTTAGTCCTTGTCCGCATCTTACGCTGTTTACGAGTACGACGTTTGGTAATACTACGATTGATGTCTTTAGGAATTTTGGTGATTCGTTTGGACGTGCTTTTAGCAAAATTAGCCATCATGTTTCGTCCAGTACGAACAGAACTTCCTATTCGCTCAATCGCCTTGCGAAAACCCCATCGCATTCCTTTGACACCATGATGCTGAAGATAATCATCGGATATGGTATCATCAAACACAATATCAGCCATATAACCTCCTCTCACTCGGACAGAACATTAAGCCTAAACTCCAACTCAGAAATCTGATTTTTTATAGCATCCACAACAAACGAACTTGTCGGTGGATCAAATGCGAGTCGTGTCTTCAACCAAATATATTGGATCACGCCATTTAATACTCCAGGATTATCACTAAATTCAGTCCATTCCTCATTGCCTGTCTCGATGCGGAATGGAATATCCGGTCCAACCTTCAATTCATTTAGGGTCAGAAATGCCGAATTTATTCCTATGATAATATCTTGGTCAAAGACTGTGTAATCATTAGTAATGCCAAGTAATTTCTTGGTTGTCTCTAAAATAGTAGCCATTTGACCTCACAAAGCAATAGCATCTAGACGAACATATCCATCTGGATGGCGAGTTCGACAGAATCTAAGTCCGCCCCAACTATAGACTTGCTCTTTGGGATTGACCTCAATCTCTTCTCCACCCTTCTTTCGTCCGACTGTAATTTCCTCTTCGACAGGATCATCCGGAGCTTTTCGTAGATACACAACCCGAACGTCCTTACGTACACGTGCCTTCTTAAAGTCCGGCATATTTCCTCCTCACCAAAGTGTAGTATCGCCAGCCTTCCTAGGAACATACTCATCATCTAGCAACTCATAAGAACCATAATGAATAGCCTGATGAGTTCGATTTGAGACACAAATCAAATTATCCAGTGATACTAGTCGATCTGTATGCTCCATAATATCCTCATAAGAAATAGGTTCGATATGATGAACGATTATCTTATCGTATATAGGCCTATCAAGACACGCGAGATCACAACCTTCATCTCGAATTATCACTTTAGACCTAATTAGTTTCCATTCCTTACTTGCATAGAACGCTTGATTCAAATATCTTCGAGAACCAAATGTTGGATCGCCTATTGGAGACTCAGTTCTAAGAAATTCATAACGCTTTCGAAAATTAGGCAGTTCCATCAAGGCTTTGTATGTCCTGATCATCCGAATCACGTCCTTGATATTGTTTCATAGCTGCTATGGCATTCGCATATAGCTCTTCTGACTTCTGGGCTGAATCAATAGCATCTTTCTTAGATTGAAGCAGAGCATTCTCACTCTTTAACTTTGCTTTCTTGAGTGGCCGAAGCGGATCCGCGAATTGTATGGCATAAACTATCTCTTGACCAGTTGCCTCTCCAGAAATCAAGCGCTCTTCAAGCCGTTTTAGTCCCAAAGCAGCGATTTGTTGGAAGCGATTGTCTGGTTGAAGGCCTGGAGGAGATGCTATCGGTGGTTTTATAGTGTCTTGTTTCTTCCTTCTCATGTCATCTCCTATACTTTTGGATAGAATATCTACAGTTTTTATTGACTTTATGGTAGGAATGGCTCGACTTGTGGGTAGAATTTTTCTGGTTAGAAAGGAGTAAAGAACCAGAAGCACGGTAATCAAGAAGGGAACACTGTTTTGCCGAGCCACCCCTGCTATAAAGTCAATATCAATATCATCCCCCGGAATAAATATCAAGAAACCGCCGAAACAGGGAGGGGGTGTACTTTTAGGAACCCCCTCCCCCGGGGGTAGGCGTATTCAAGTCCATCTTTTTATTTCTATATTTTTATACAAAAATCTTGAATTTTCTAAAATTTTTATACAAAATAATATAGTAAGATTAAAGTTTACAAGTATTATGTTATACATAATAGTTTGTTCTTTAGACTTGAATAAATACTTGTTCATTAAGTTTTAGCTTGAAGTTCTTTCGCAAAGCCAATTGAATTGTAATCATTAGGAACTACAACCTTATACATTCCATTAAGATTGAACTTTGCAATCTCTTCAATTGCTTGAATCGCTTCAAGTTCATTGTCAACATCAGACAATTCATCAGAAGCACATGAAACTCTTGCTAAGTAAGCACAAGTGTTGTAACCTTTTTGTTGGTCAAATGCATTCCATTCATCGAACTTAGTAAACGGAGAGTAAGGATTGTCTATTGTTGTTAATGCATAACTTACCATCATGCACCTCCTTAATCGTCTAGTAGTTTAGAGACAGTGGATGTAGAGAGCCCCATGGCGTCCGCTATCTCAGCTAATGTAGCACCATTCACCGCCATAGACTTAGCACGAGCAATCGTTGAGGGATTAGCAGCTGCTTTATATCGAGGGGTTGCGAGTTCAGTAAGACGATCCTCATTAGTATTCTTAATGATCTCACTAAGTTTCGTCTTGGTGATAGCACCCGCTTGAATTGCTTCCCATTCCTTATCGGAGATTACAATCTGTTCTTTCTTGGCACCATAACGTTCGCGGCATACCTCTAGTGCTTGGTTCTTCAATCGCTTTACAAAGTCTGGGTCATCTTTTAGATCGGGGTGGGCCCCCAGCTGCATGCGCACCCTCTCGTTAGCCATAGCCTGGGCCTTGCGCTCTCTTGGTGCATTCATTCGAGCAATTCGAAGGGCTTCATTCAATCGAGCAACTTCGGTGGCATAAGCTTTAGCGGCGGTAGGGGAGTACTTATACGTACCCTGCCCAGCCTTAATACGTGACTCCCTAGCCAGGGCCTTCATATCGTTTGCATACCGGGCGTATACTTCTTCGATAGGGGACCCCGAGGATAGGGTTCTTGCGTCGGCAACGTTCCCCATCTTGGTAAGTTTTGTTTTACGGTATTCTTTTGTATACGTGACCTCCCCCGTCGGTGAAATATGTTTCTTGTCGAAGGTTTTATTCGTATAGAATCGCTCATACATACCCGTCTTAGGATTTAGCCGCTCGCGAAATGTATTTACATAATCAGTAGACTTAGCCCGAGAAATAAGAGTGGATGCCCCACCAGATTTACCATTCTCTTTCACTTGGTATTTCTTCTTCAGTTCAGATATACCATTGTCTAAATATGATGCTTTGTAATCTAACTTATGCTTCTCGGTATCAATTATGACCATTGAATGCCGAACTGCTCTAGCAATCTCGGATTCGCTAGCACCCTTAATTGTCATGTCGGTAATAAGATTAGATACCGTTCCCATCTCAAGTTGTTTATTAAATTTGGGATACTTCTTGTTCCAATCTTTCTCCGGCATCCCATATGCTTCAGTTGGATCAAAATTTGCTAACCCCTTGAGTGGCTTACTTGCTTTAAGACCAGTACCCCTTGTCGGAATAACCAAAACGGAATCGCCATCGAAATCAGCACCAGACAATTGGGCAGCTACCTTATGGTTAATACCAACAGCATCTCTAGAATTTCCAATAACATTCTTAGCTTCCTTAATATTATTGTTTACTCGAAGCGTTGGAATCTCAAACCTGCCTGCGTGTGGATGGCGAACGAGCATAACCTCTTCACCATTTCGATAACCAG